GAGGCGCTGGACGCTTGCCAGCTGCGCCGGCCAGCTGGTGGCCACCCCGCCGATGGTGAATGCCAGCGTTGCCGCCAGGCCGATATCGGCGCGGCCGAAGGGGGGATTCCCCCAACAGCGAAAGGAGATCGAGCCCGGCTCGATCATGGTGATCTCGACCTGGCGGATTACCCGCGTGTTGCCACCGCTGCCGACGATCGTGGCCGAGGCCCCGGTTGTGTCAGTCGGGGACGCTGCGGCGTAACCCTCGTCGAAGCCGATCAGGCCACCGAGCGCAACGCCGTTGAAAGAAACGGTAGCGCCTTGTGCGGATGGGATGTCTGGCATGAACCATCCCCCATATCAGCCCGAGAGCTTGAAGGTGGCCGTACCCCTGACGTACTCACCGACAGCCCCGCCCTCTTCGACATCGGTGCAGAAGGCGTTGCCGGTGATCCCCAGCCCGGAGCAGGAAATTGCGTACTTGACGCCCTTTGCGGGGGGATTCTTCCCGAAGTATTCCAGGCTGATCTCGTCACCAACCTTGAGCGGCTGCGCCTGCATGACCGGCAGAGAGTCGACGGCCTGGGAACAGTCCGAAACGTCGATGAGCGGACGAGACTCTTTCCGCTTGATGTTCGTCGCGCGAAACTCGATCGAGTTGAAGCTGAACGTCAAACCCTGCATCGTGTCGATCGTGGCCGGTGTTACGGGCATTGTCACTCTCTCCAGCGGATGAAGATTTGCAGCTCGATGACGAAGTAGCTCGGCAGATCCTGCCCGTCGGTCAGGTAGACCGAGGTTCCGTCGCTGTCAGCCGCAACGTGAACGTGATCGATGATGGCCCCATTGGCGGTGCCGGTGAAGTTTTGAACGGCGGTCACGATCGCATCCGCCACCGTCCGGGCCGATGTCCAACTGGCCCCGCAGACCTCGACGGAGAACTCCCCGCCGGCGAAGCCGGTCAGACCGCTGGTCTGGAGTGGCCGGTCGGTTGACTCTCTGGCGTAGACGGCAAAGGGCAGGGCGGCAGACTCCGACACAGCCACCGGGAAAGCGGTAGCACCGGCTGTCTCGATCGTGACCTTGAGCCAGGCTTCGGGGCTGCTCATTCAGCCTCCCCGGCCGGGTCGGCCTCGATCACGCCAGCGGCCAGGAGCGCGGCCAGCTCGGCGTGATTGACGAAGAGGACATCCCCCGGCTTGTAGGGGCCGTGGGGGGCGGTGAATCGGATGAGGACGGTGTCCATGGCGGGGCTCCTGGTGGTCAGCGGGCGCGTCGGGCGGCTTCTTGGGTGGCCCGCTCGAGGCTCACCCCCATTTCGATCTCGAGGTTTCCGAGGATGCCGGACCTCTTTGAGGCGAGCGTGTCGCGGAGCATGTGTCGCGGTGGCATCGTGCCTGTGGATCCGCCGCGCTTCCGCTGGCGGGGCTTGGTGCCAGCCTCGACGAGGACCGAGTGGTCGCCCTTTTGGTTCTTCTTGTTCCCCTTCCGGGAGAAACCGACGATGCCGATCGCGGTCCCTCGGAAACTGTCACCCCCGCCGCGGCTGATCTTTGTGCCGAACCGGACGACGGTTGTCACCGATCGCCGTAGGTTGCCCGTGGCCCTGGGGGTCGCAGACTTGAGGGCGGGGACGAATGGCTTGATGGATCGACGGATGGCGGCCTTCAAGTGTTTCCGGGCCAGCGAGCCGGGCAGCTTGGCGTAGGCGCGGATCAGATCGTCCAGATCGCGGTTGGACTTGTCGCTGAAAAACGCGGAGAAAAACAGGCCCGGGGCGCTCATGTCTTTTTCTCCCCGGCCTGGATCGTCTGCTCCGGGTCCGCGTCATCCCCGACGACCGACGACACCACCAAGATCCGGCCGAGCCGGCTTTCCCAGACGATCCGAGAGGAACCGTCGAGCCCGGGGACCGAGGGGACAACGATCAGGTACGAAGCGTTCCCGGAGGTCTGGCCCTGGTCTCGGGACTCGGAATAGCCGACCTGCTCGATCGATCCTCGCCGGCGGCAGATCGTCACCCAGGAGATCGAGGAGATCTCACCGACGGAGTTGCGCGTCTCGACGGGCCGCTCGAAACGGAAGGTGTGGACCTTCAATCCGGCGGCGGTGCGGTCGCCCATCAGTAGGCTCCCGTGATCGAGATCGACGCCAGGAGCGTCTCGATGCCCATGGGGAGCTCGTTGGCGATCGTGCCGGTGACCACGCCCTCACGGTGTTTGAAACCGTGGGCGACGAACAGCAGGATCACCGATTCAGCCGCGGGCTCGATCCGGCCAGCCAGCGAGGGGCCGGCCCAGAAGGTGACGACCAGGGGGGTGTCGTCGTCGAACGTCGGCCAGGTGGTGAACCGGATCACCGCAGGGGAGGAATCGGAGTCGATCGTGTAGGTGGCCGAGGAGATCACCACCCCGCCGACAGTAACGGCCAGCGGGTGTGTTCCGTCCACCAGGAGCGGCGGAACCGGCAGCGGCAGCTCGACGCGCCCCTCGTAGTGGTAGTGGTTGTGATGATTCGCCCAGACGTTGCCGTCGCCGGTGAACGTCGCGCGGAACTGGCGGGTCGCCAGCGTCGTCCCGAGCCGCTGTTCCACCAGCCGGCGGCCTGTAGAGATCAGCCGCAGGAGCAGGGCGTCATCGTCCGATTGCTCGGGCAACAGGCCCACCTGCCCCTTGGCCGCAGCCAAAGAAACCGGCTCGACTTCCGGCTCGGAGAGTGGCTTGAGCGATCGGAGCTTGATCACGGGCCCCCCAGTTACTTGACGGCGCGCTGGACATTCTTCGCGGCACGGGCGTCGGCCCGCTCGACGACCTCGGTGGGCTCGACGACAGGCTCGACCGAAAGGAACGTGGCCAAGCCGCTGTCGACGAGGTGCCTGGCCATCCCCTCGGGGAACGACACCACGGCACCGGCCTGGTGGTTGCCGTACTCGCGGCGGAACTTGATCGAGACGGAGGGCATCGACATCGGGGGCTCCTCAAAGAAAAACGGCCGGGCGAGGTTGGAGCCTCGCCCGGCCGCGGAGACGGGCGGATGATGGGATCAGATCAGGAGGTGGCCTGGACGATGGCACCGGCGTATTCCGGGGCGTGGTTGGACAGACCGAAGCGGCCGTGAGCGAGGAACACGGTCTGGTTCTCGCGGGCCTTGAGCTCGCGGAGCGGGGTCACGGTGAGATCCTTCCGCATGGCGATCGCAGTCGTCATCCGGTAGGCCCCGTAGACCGCGAGGATGTTGGCCGGAAGCGAGTCGGTTTTGTAGACCGGGACTCCCCACACCGACATTCCCGGAGCACCACCACCGACGAGAGGCTGGACGAACCGCGTCCCCTCGAGGGCGAGCAGCTGGCCCCAGCCGGCAGCAGAGACGACCCAGGCGAAGTCACCCATCACCATCGGATCGATGGAGCCGATGACCGTCCCGACGTTGGCCGCGGAGATCGTTCCACCAACGGCAACCGTGGCCTTTCGGCCAGCCGCGATCCCGGCGTAGAGCCCGGCGATCGAGTTGCCGGAATGGCCCGCGAGCCAGGTCTGGTCGTAAAACTTGGCGAAGGCGTTACCGATGAACTGCGTGACGTAGCTGGCAACGTCGATCGGCGAGTCGTCGAGCAGGTTGTTCGAGACATCGACTTCCGCCTTGGCATCATAGACGGTCAGCGTCACCTTCGAGGTCGTCGGATCCTGAGCCGTCGGCGCGGTGTTCTCGGCGACGAAGTCGGCAGTCACCGCCGCCAGCTTCGGAACATCGACCGTCCGGCTGTTGGTGTTGATGGTGAACGCAAGCTGCGCACCGATCGACTGCCGGTTGATGACGTTGACGATTTCGTTGTACAAGTCGACCGGGGGATTGAACTCGGGGCCGGCACCGGCAGAGCCGGTCTCGGACAGGGCCCGGGCGTTCACCGTCCCGTCGCGGAGACCGCGGAGATACTGGGAGACCCGGAGCAGACGGGCTTCGTCGGAGTAGGCCTGCCGGCCGAAGCTGGCCAGCTGCTGAGCCGGCGGCTTCTCGCCGGTATCCGTCGAGCGATGCTCGGCCGCATTGCTGGCGGCGGTGCGGAGCCGGGAGAGTCGCGCGTCGGTGGCGTTCTCACGCTCGAGGTCGACGGCAATGGAGTCGGCCCGGGCTTCGAGCTCGCCGAGCCGGCCGAGGTTGTCGGCCTGCTCCTGGTCACTCTCGGGAGCGGCGGAGCGCAGGGCCTCGATGTCCGAGTGGATCTTCGCGGCCTCGTCCTGCAGACGCCGGCGGTTGCTGACGACGATGCCAGCGACGGCGAGCGAGACGCCAGCCTCGCCGGAGTCGGTCGAGAACCAGCCGACGAAGGCGAGGAGCACGGCCAGCATAAGGGCGAGGGGGTTCATCTGGGAGTCTCCGGGGATCGGTGTTCGGTGTGATTGACACACGCACGATCCCGGAGACGGTCATCCCGGTGAAGTTGCCGGTTGTACGTTACAACTCACTTGGCCTTGCGGCATCCGCACGGGCAATCCTTCTCGCACGCCATGATGATCTTCCCATCGGGCTTGTAGCGTCCATCGACGCACTTCCCGCCGCAGCCACACTTCCCCGGAGCCGGTGCCGGTGGCGGCGTCGGTGCCGCCTCGGGGGCGAGCGAGGCGTAGGCGGCAGCCACGGCCGCAGCGGCGCGTGGCGGCTCGCGGTCGATCTCCGCAGGGTCGGCGGAGAGGCTGGCGAGGAAGGCGAGGAGCGATCGGTAGATGGTCATTCGTTTCACCTCATCATGTCGACTGCCACTGCCACAACCCCGACCAATGGCGCGAGAAACGCTCCCATCACCACGCCACAAGCCATAAAAGCCAACCCGCCAGCGGACGCATGGATTGCAGGCGCAGCCGCGAAGAAACCGAGCCCCAGCGACACAGCGGGCCAAGCCCACCACTGGATCGATCCGCGGTCGGTGTGGCAGAGCGAGTACGGTCCTGTCTTCATCACCAGCCCTCCCCATGATCTACCACCCGATTCCCGGCGGCATCGACCGCCGGCGATCTCACGATCTGCTGTCGCTCCTGCTGCGGGGCCGGCTCGGCGGCCATCGCCATCCACAGCCCGAGCCTCGCGGCGATGCGGGCCAGCCGGCCCACGGCGGCGAGCACCGGCCGTTGGGGCGTCGGGTTGATTGGGCTTGAGGGTGACGAGCCCAGCCACCAGCCGGCGGCGAGGGTGACGACGATGATGGTGATTGTCTTGCGGTCGAGGATCATGACGGGCCTCACGGGGCGAGAGAGTAGACGCTGGCGATGATGCGGGCGGGTTGCGGGCGGGCGGCGGCGGGCTGGAGCCAGTTGCCGTTGTCGAGGGG